AAAATAGGAGTATATTATGGTAGATGTAGTTAAAAATTCTTTAAGAGAACAAATAAAAGAACACGAAGGTTATAGGCTAGACGTTTATAAGGACACCCTAGGTTTTGATACAGGGGGCTATGGTCATAAAATTATTCAGGGAGAAGAGATACCAACAACTAAAAAAGGTTGGGACGACCTATTTGAAAAGGATTTTATTAGAGCATGGAATGGTATGGAAGATATCTGTGCTGAATATAGTCTCGATATACCAATTAAAGGCAAGTGTATCCTATGCGAGATGACCTTTCAAATGGGTCCTGCAGGTGTTGGTAAGTTTAGAAACATGCTACTTGCTTTACAAAATCAATCGTATACAGAAGCTGCGGCAGAGATGCTAGATTCGAGATGGGCAAAACAGACCCCAAATCGTGCTAAGAAATTAAGCAGTCAGATGGAAGACCTAGCTAGTTAGTTTATCTAATAATTGTTGGGTGGTTTTATAAGTATAATTATATTCATTTTTTAAGTGAACTATAACTGCTTTTAATATATGGGGTAAAGGTATTAGGAGTTTCTTATCTTGTGAGTAGGGTTCGTTTGTACCATACTTCTTTTTAAAATCTTCTATTAATTCTTTCGTATTAACAGTTTCTTCATCCCAATAAAAGTTACCATTGAATTTAGAATAAGATATCTTACAACTATATAAAACAAAAGTCTCTTTACTTTTTGATAAAGTTTGGTGAGATGTTGTCATTGATTTCTGTCAATCCTGCTAATAAATTAATTTGTTTTTGAACCTCAATAAAAGGCTTATTTGCTAAGTATTGTAGTAGAATATTTCTCTGCTCTTCACTTAGTACATAATTCTTTTCTTGGGGTTTTTCATTTTTGGTCATGTATTTCTCCTGCTATTGCAATATATGCAGCACCATCTGTATAACTATCGGCACTGCTTCCTGTTGTTGTTCTAGCTATCTTTAATATAGCCATCATCATAGCTACCTGTTCTGCATTTATATTACAATCTGTATATGCAGACCACATCTTAGCTATCTTATCATGGAGTATCTTCTTATCTCCATAAGCTTTTGCTCTGTCTCCAGAGACTAATCTCGATGCATCACTTAGTATGTCTTCAGTTTTCATTTGATGTTCTCTCTATATAATTATTACAATCAATTAATTTAATAATAGGAACTAAGTACCCCCATGAGGTATTATTATCTCCTCCAGGAACTTTGTTAAACTTATTATTATCTATTATATTTTTTAAGTCTTCTGTTTTAACTGTAATATTAAAACAAAACCTATCGCCGATATAAAAGTTTACAGTCCACCATTCGGCATGTGTCTTTCTAATACCACTATCTTTACCTCTACTTTGATATTCACAATAGTGATTACCTGTTCTAATCCACTTATCTCTTTCAGATTTTACTTCTGTCTTTTCACCTTCTTGTATTTCTCCTACTACTATCTCACCTTGTTTACCCCACTCTAAGTCATGCTTAAAATTAGAATTATGTTTCATGATTCTCCTAGTTTAGATTTTTAGTATCTAAATATTTTGTTAAGTCTATGATATTACTTTCATCATTTTCTTTGATAAACTCTTCTTTACCTGTCAAATCTATATCATCTATTTCTGCTGATAGTTCTATACCCCTTTCATAAAAAGGGTCTGGATTTTCTAATACTTCTTGGGCAATTCCCAGAGCAACTAACTTACACATCTCTTTCTCAGGAGTATCTGCGGTATAATTAGTAGTAATTCCTACAGCAAACTTACCCTTCTTGTGAGGTTTAATTAATATTACTATACCATCATCAATAGTATCATTTTTCTTTGTCATTATTTTTTTCCCTGTTGGCTACATGAGTATACCAATAATATCTAGGATTTTTAGAACGAGGTTTGCCTTCATCATCAAACACTTGTTGTGGTAAGTATTCTATCTTATCACCCCAACAGTCTTGTTTGTAAGAACAAAAACCACATACACTATCTAGCACTCTGTTACCTGTTAATCTACTTCTATACTTTTCTTCTACATCATCAAAACATCTTTCAAATGGTTTGTTTTCCATCAATGCCTTTATGTTGTCATCTGCTAATTGTAAAGCTTCTTTCTTATGTTTAGTATCATCTCTCGGTGGAGATACTATACACATCTCACCTGTAGATTTATTAACTACAATCCAACCACCAAATTTTTTATTCTCTGTATCAGCATATAAATACCCTTGTGACTTATATCCAAACACATCCTTTTCAACAACCGCATCAAAACCCATAGAAAATTTATTCTTAAATGCCCAATCACTAGCTGACTTAATATCATAAATTTTACCATCAATCTCAACATCGTAAGTTCCATTCAATCCACCTTCAAAGTATTTACTCTTTCTTGTGACTTGCTTTTGTTCACTATCAACTACAGTTCCAGAAGCTTTTAATAATAACATTGTTATAGCTTCTATCATATCTCCAAATATAAATCTTAATTTATTATTATATGGTTGTGCTTCTCTTTTAGCACCAGACTTTTCCATTTGTAATTGACATAAAGGTTTACCGATACCTGACATTCTTATTCTAAAAGAAGTGTCTCGTTTTTCTTTGAATTGTTTTCGGATTGCTTTCTTACAGTCTTCACCAAACTGTTCAATGAGTTCTTCACTGAGAGGCACAGGCGATTGTTCCGCCTGTACCAATAAATGTTTTATTTTATCTAATATTTGTTCTGTCAAGAGTTAGTAACTTTTGATACTGCTTGAGTATCATCAGCATACTTTTTTAAATGAGCATGGTATTTATCCATGACTTGCTCATTCTTAGCTTCTATATCATTATTAAATAGTTGATAGGCTCTGCCATCATCACTATCTTCTAATAAATTAGCAGGAACATCTAATGATTTTATACTGCCAATCTTTATATTATAGAAAGTATTACCACCAACAGTTTTTTCTTCTGTTTCTAATGTAACAGAATTAGACCACAGGATACCTTTGCTTTTTAATAATGAATCTATATTGTTCATTACTATAGCATTACCTCCTGCATATTTTAATTGAACAGGATATTGTTTTAAAGATATCTTATCCCCTTTAGAATTTTCACCACTAATGTCTAATAGACCATACATAATCCTGTAGAACTTTGTACTATTGGCTCTTTCTTTTTGGTCTGGTGTTAGGTCGGCTCTATCTTTTGTTACAACATAACTACATTTAGTAGTTCCTGAAGTATCAAAAGCTTCCTCACCATACTTAACTAGGATAGACTCAGCAGAAAAATTTTTTTCTTTATTATCCCATGTCATGTACTGTTGTCTTTTCATAAAGGGTCTAAAAATTACTTTCTCTGCATACACAAATTGTTCAGTGTCTTTATCCCACACATTGTAGCTACCCAGATGTTGTGTGATTTTATCCTCGTTATTTTTATCCTTATGGTTGTTTGTAATTCGCAGATTATAGATATAAGAAGGAGTGCTTTTAGCACCCATACCTGCCTCTGCTCGTATTTGTTCTTCGGACATATCTCCAAAGATTGTTTTGTCTGTCATATATATAACTCCTATATTCGTTTTAGGTCTAACCAATTATGCCCTTTTTTTATCTCATAGTCAAGTGGCACATTGAAATCAATATCGTATCTTTTATTAATAGATTGTGTGATACCATCACAAGCTTTCTTAAGTTTATTTAGAACACTGTCTACCTCCTTTGGATGTACATCAATAATAATAGAATCATGTACAGTATTAATTAATCTTGTTCTCATATTTTTCATTGAATTATAAATATCAATACAAGCTACGGGAACTATATCACCTGTTGCAAAACCTTGCACAGGGTAATTTCTAACTTGGGTATAAAAATTAGAGCCACCCCATGATGCTCTTTTTATACCCTCAAAATAATATTGCCTACCACTTGGAGAAGTATAAAAGGATGTGGCTATGGCAATATCTTCTATTCTTTCTTGCCATTCAGTAATTCCTTTATATCTTTTTCTAAAATAAGCATAATATTTTTTCTCTTCATCTGTACCAGACATACCACCATACAAAGGTTTAAATGTATGTGCTTTTGCATCTTGTCTACTACAACCAATAACATTAGCAGTATTTTGATGAACATCTACACCTTCTAAAATATCTTGTATAGCTTGTTTATCTTGTGATAAGAAAGCTGCAACTCTAAATTCTAATTGTGCAAAATCCATTTCAATAATCTCACCATCATCAAATCTAGATTGTATAACTCTTTTTATAGGTAGCTTATCTCCTCTTGGTATGTTTTGAAAGTTAGGGTCTGAGCATGACAATCTACCTGTTACTACATTTGTTTGACTAAACTTAGGATGTAATAGATTGTTATGGTATGCTTCTTCTCTCATCTTATCTACAAAAGTAGATAGCCACTTCTCTATTTGTTTATATCTGATGATATAGTTTAGAAACTCTCTTACTCTTCCAGGATTTCTATCGCCGATATATTTTAAATTATCCATACCTACTTTAAAACCAAGGGATGTAACATCTCTTTGGTCTCTTGGTGTTATGTTAAAACCTGCAACTCTATCAGTCTTAGTTAAAAATACACCCTCTGCATTACAATCTTTACACTTAGTTAAATTAAGATAAGCACTGCCATCCTTTTTATATTTTCTATAATGACCTATGCCATCACATGTTTTACATTTAGTTCCTATACTATACATAACAGGTCTAGTTTTTGTTTCTAATATTTTTCTAAATGTATTAGCAGGATATTTTGCAGGTGTTCTTTTAATACCTCTCTCATCTGTACCTAAACCAAATGTCTTTGCCCAATCATTCTTATCTATTATTTCTCTGGAATAGATGATTTTACATAACTGCTCCCCGCTAGTGATATTATATTTAGCGTCACCCATTACCTCTTGAACAGTTATGTCTATCTTTTTTTTGACAGAATGATACTCCTCATTCAATCTTGTTTTTAATTCATCTAGTGTACTAGGATTAACATAGATACCATTGCGTTCTATCTCAACTAATGTAACTAAGAACTCACACATCATCTCTAATGTAGGTACAAGAATTTTATTGTCCTCTCTCTTGTAATCTAAATCTTGTTGCAGATATAAATCTTTTGTAATAGTTACATCATTCCTACCATATGTTTCTAAATCCTTTATAGGTATCTTATCCATACCAATCCCGGAATCTATTGCATTTTCTAATGTTGCATACTTGATACCTATCTTTCTTCTTCTACAACACTCCTTCAAACTCAATGGTCTTCGTTGTCCTCTAAATAAAACTGACTCTGCAACCATTGTATCCCAAAGTTTACCTTCATATTTAAAACCACATTCTAATAACCAAGACAAATCAAACTTAAGATTGTGTCCTACCATTAGTGTTGTCTTATCTAAAATTGACTGGAGTTTGTTATGGCTAGTACGAATATCGCCAGTGAACTCGTCATGATTAAAAAATATATATTCATCGTTTACTCCTACGCTTACTAGTTTGTTACTTAAATTATACGGAGTATTATCCCCGTCTTGTGTAAAGGTTGTTTCTATATCTAACACGCTTATCATTAGTCTATATACCTCGATTTACTTGGCACAATCTTACAAGTTATAATACCATGCCATCCTGTTAATTTATTTTTACTAATACATAATGTTCTAGTAAAATCTTCTTCACCCTCCCAATCATCTTTCTTACCTATGCCTATAATTAAATCAGCTTCGGCAGCCTTACCTGTTTTACTACCTTCCATAGTATTAAAACTTATATGATTTCTATCGTGAGCATCACTACTCGCTTGACAAATACCAAACATACACACATCCCTTCTACTAGAAATATCTCTAGTTAATTTATATATCTCTCTTAGTTTTTCATGACCACTATTAAAAGTTCCTGACAGTTCTATCTTATCTAGTTGGTCTACTATAACTACATCAGGTTTATATTCTTCACAATAACTATCAATAGATTCTATTGTAAAATCTTTACAATCATAGATGTGAATTTTTTCTTGTATCTTTTGCCATTGTTCATTAGCTAACTCAGGCTCTTCATCTATGTGCATCTTAGTCATATCAGAACATGCTTGTATTAATCTAAATACAATCCTAGAAGGCTTCTCTTCATTGCAAAAAATGGCTATATTATTGATTTTTTCTTGATATGCAAAACCATTTGGACCTCCGACCATGTTAATCCAAAAGGCAGTTTTACCTGACTCTGGTCTTGCAAATATAATTGTGAAGTGTCCTTTGCCTACACCTTTTACTTGTTGATTTAATAATGAAGGTGCAGAGAACTGAAACAGATTACTGTAGTCCATTTCTTTTAGAAGTTCATACAAATCTTTTGTAACTTCTTCAATTGTATCGCCGATAGAATCATCTTGTTGTAAAAGTTTGATGACAGAATGTATCTCACCTTTACCTCCTCTATAAATATCTAAACATTTTTGTGCAGCCTCATGTACAATTTGAGACTTATGCATTTCTTGTATTGTCATAACAACATTCTCTTTGTTGATATCTACTTTATCTAAATCTGTAACAAGTTGCATTGCTTTGTCTTTATTAGATTGTGTTATGGTTGGGTTGTATGTTATGTAATTTAAATACAAATCATCTGGCAGTATTTCATTACAGTCAGGTAAGTCTTGATAAGTTTTTTCTATAACTGCATAGACATCTAATAAATTAGATAGACTACTTTTTTGTATTTTGTTTTTGTACTTTTGATAGAACTCTTTTTTTAGACAAAGCTTTATTATCTTTAACGCCATCAAATCTTTCATTCACTGCCCTCTCAAATTTATCTAACACTATTTCTAATTTAGGTGCTAGTCTCACAATACCCAAAGCCTCCCTTAATTCTTTTATATCATCACTCATATGTATAATCATCCTCCACTCTAACATTACAATCATTCACAAACTCTTTAACATCTTTGTTAAACTCTTGCATATCCACTAACTCTTTCTCCATTAGTTCTCTAGCTTTTTTATCTGCATATTCATGTAAGTCTTTTACATTACCTGCTACTTCGAATTGAAATGTCTTTTCAACTGTAGCCATAATATAATACTTTCTAAATGGACTACTCATCCTTATCCTCCCATGATTTCTCAGGTATCTTGTCCACTACCTTAACTGGTTCAATATCTGAACGCTTTAACAGTTCAGTCACTCCACCTAAATGTACTTTTACTCTACCTTCTATTATGTGTTTAACATCCTCCATTTTTAAATCTGTAGGTTTTTTCTCATACTGAAAAAAGTCTGACCTAAATCCTGTCTCCGATATATATGGCACATGGTACTCATCTTTTAAATCAGTATGATGTTTTGGATTTTCAGCAGAGGTGTCTATACCTTTTGACTCTGCTTCATCCCTAGCCTCATTCCATAAACACAAATGGTAGTGCCAACTTTCCCAAGGTATGTTCTGTTCACTATCCCAATCTCTATATATTTGAGATTTTAGAACTGCGAATATATCTACCCCCGCTATTTGTATCTTGCCTTCAAAATGTTTTTTATCAAAAAACGCCATTTATTTTTCCTTTCCTTGATTTGCTAGTCCTGATGTATCTAACTTAGATGCACCCTTCTTTGCTCTATCAACAACACTAGCTAAGTCATGAGCCTTTTGTAATTGTTGATACTCTAGTTTATTTCTGGATTGCTCAACAACATCATCTACTGTCATGTTGAGTTTATCCTGTCGTGCTTGGAAATTTCTCTCCGCCCACACTTCTAGTCTATCGACTAAAAACTTATTCTGAGACCTGAGTTCTAAATTTTCTTCTTCTAATTGTTTTATTCTCTTTAGTCTCTCTCTACTTTTATCTTTTGCTTTTTTTAATTGCTCTTCTAATTCTCTACTGATTGCCATTTAATAACCCCTTGATGTCTTCTTGTTGCATGTATTTTAAATCCTTTGGTATTAGAACTATCTTACTATCTATACTATATCCTAGCTTCTTTTGTATGTCAAAAGTCTTGGAATTTGCGTCAGGGTCTAGGCATATATAAACTTTTCTAAACTTTCTTCTAATATAATTAGCATGTTTATCTGATAATGATGTACCCATGATTGCTATACCTGTATGTAAAAAAGATACTGTACAAGCAGATACACAGTCCTCAACTATAACGGCGGTAGTTTCATCACTACCAACTACAAAAGGATAATCACAAGTATTATATTTAAACCATCTTGGAATTTTATTAGATAGAGTTCTGCCTACTGCACCTCTAACAATGCCGTCAATGTCTATTAGAAATACTATCCTATCTTGTTTAACATCATAAACAATCCTGGCATTACAATCATAGGGATTTATATTATATTCTTTTAAATACTGCATAGCTTTTTTATTAGGATAGATAGATACAAATGACCTTGGTATATTAAATTTTTGTTCCTGTGGTATCTCTCTATCAAATATATATTCTATATCTTTTATAGAATAACCTGTTGAATTTACTCCCTTATAATCACATGACACATGAAAACAATTCCATAAAACTTTACCATCTATTTTTTTTATAGATAAAGTATTCCTATTTAAACAAATAGGGCAGTCCAACCTGAGACTGCCCCCTTCTTGAATATTTATGTTATCGAAGTCAATTCC